CAGTTCTCCAACGCTGGTGATCGCCATTGCCTTAGCCGTTGATGCGTTAAGAGCATAATCTATCATGTCAATGCACGTAGCGCATACACGGCCATGCTCCCGGATCTGTTACCCGTGCACGAGAAGACGCGCCTCGGCTTCCCGTCGAGCAACAAGTCCTGGCAATACCCTCCCACCGCCGTACACCCACCGGCGAAGTTCAGCGGCGGCGGCTGACCAGTCCCGCTGATTGACCCGCCGCCGCAGCGTCGAGGTCTGCAGCCGCCCCGCCCCCAGGTTGAAGGTGAAGTCCACGATGGCTGCCAGCCGTCCCTCCGGCTCCGCGGCCAGCACCGGGCAGTAGCGCAGCGTGGCGGCCAGCGCCACCTTCAGATCCTGGGCGAGGTAGGCCTCGGCCTCGCCTTCCGTGATCGGCGGGTGCTTCGGATCGCACAGATGCCCGTAGCCGATGGTCCAGTAGCCGGCCGGGCACACGTACGGGTGCGCGCGGCCAGGGTCGTGCTTGGGCACGCGGTGGAAGCCCTCGAAGCGTTTGGCCAGGTCGATGGCCGCCTGGGGTACCTCGATCACGGCCGCACCCGGTCGAACACCCGGCCCAGGAACCAGAAGTTCAGGACGCCCGCCCACAGGGCCTGGTCGGCCTCGGTCCAGGCCGCCTGGATCGCCGGGATCCAGTCCGCCCCGGCCTCGACGGCGCCCACGAAGGCGGCGGTCTTGGCGGCGCAGTACAGCGCCATGAACCAGTAGGTGATCACCGGTCGCACGGTCGCCGACAGCGCATCGGCCCAGCGGGCGCCCGATCGCTGCCCCTGGGCGGCCACCGCTTCGCGCAAGGTCTCGAGGGCCCCCACGTTCCAGGCGGCATCGGCCCCGGCGCCGATCTCGGCCATGCGCTGGGCGCCGCGCAGTTTATCGAACTCCAAGGCCTTGTCCTGCATGGCAAGTTCATGGCCGCGCTCGCCCTTGCGGTCGAGCCACTTGAGGATCTCCGGCGCGAGACGGAAGGCCCCGCCGAGGAGGCCGCCGAGCAGGGTCTCGATCATTGGCCACCTCCCATCAGCTTCAGCTTGATGGCGGCCCCGACCAGCAGGGCGGCGAGGATGGCGGTCGTCAGCAACTTGACGGTGGTCTGCCAGGCGGTCTTGCGCGCGTCGCGCCACGCTTCCAGCAGATCGCGCAGCTCGCGGAGGTCGCGTGCGGCGTGGCCGTTCTCCAGGCCGAGGTGGGCCAGCACCCGCTCGGCTCCGCGCTCGGCGGCGCGGTCGAGCAGGTCGTCGAAGTCCTCGCGGCGCAGGAGCAGCATGTTCTCGACGAGGGCGGGGGCTTGGGTCGGTTCAGTCATGGGCGGTCTCCAGAAACGACGAACCCGCCACGCGGGCGGGTTCGGGGGTGACGGATCGGGGTGCGGGGTCAGACGGGAACGCCGGCGCTCCAGCCGCCGGCCTTGTAGACGGCGAGCCTGTCCTCGGCGGCGATGTAGGCGAGCCAGCCGACCTTCGGGGCGTGGTACTCCCAGGCGCCGTTGATCCGCACCGCGATCTGGTCGGTCCTGCCGGCCCAGGCACCGGTCGCACCGGCCGGCACGATGTAGCGATCGCCCTCGGCGGGGCTGGCGGGCGGCGCGGTCGTAGCGCGGCTCGTCACCGACAGGCCCACGATGGCGCCCAGGCGCTTCAGGTTCGCGTCCATCCCGGTGTGCCAGCCGGACTCGCCCAGCGTCCAGCCGTAGGCGAGGCCCAGGTTCGGATCGGTCAATGGCATCGGTTCATCTCCTCACGGTATCGCAAGACTCGGCAGTGACCCCAAAGCCGTGCTGCGCGCGCGGCGGTGGTGCTGGTTCGGGTGCTGCCGCCAGTGACGGCCGACGAGGGGCAGGTGCAGCACGTCGCCCCGACTGGCCACGAGGCGGGTGAGCAGCCAGTCGGCGCCGGCGTCGAGATCGGCGATGCGTGTCAGCACCGGCTCGACGGCGCTTCGGCGCATCACGATCAGGCCGTGGACGTGGCTGGCCGAGTGGGCGTGCTGGAAGGCGCTGTAGGCCAGTCGCCGCACGCTGGTGTCGCGGCCTTGCTCGTCCATAAGCGCCTCGTCGGTGTAGGCCAGCACCGCCGACGGACAGGCATCGAGGGCATCGGCCAGCAATGCGAAGGCGCCGGCCTCGTAGCGGTCGTCGGGATCGACGAAGGACACGAGCGGCAAGGTCCCTCGCGCGAAGCCCGCCGCGCGGGCCCTCCCGACACGCCCCGGGATGCCGGGCAGCAGGTGCAGGCGGATCGGCGCGCCGGCGAGGCTGGCGATGCAGGCCTCGCGCCATTCGGTCGGCTCATCAAGCGTCAAGAGGTGCACGTCGATGCGCGCGCTCATCACACCCCGCCCCAGTACTGCCCCCAGCGCAAGCCGTAGCCGGCGCGCTCGACGGTGCGCACCTGCGCCTGCCAGCTCGCCAGCCCGTCGCGCTCGGCCTCGATCGCGACGGTGACGCGATCGCCCGCGACGCCGGCGTCCGTCGCGGCACTGGCCAAGTCCCAGGTCCAGGTGTTGCCGGTGAGGCCGGTCTCGCTGCGCACGAGGGTGCCGTTGCGGTCACGGAGGCGCACGCCGTAGGTCGTGCCCGGTTCGGGGCCGATGCCCCCCTCGTCCTGACGCACGAGGTAGGCGGTCTGCAGGGTGCGGTCGCGGTGTGCCCAGGTGAGGGTGAGGTCGCCGGCGACCACGGCGGGCTCGCGCTGGCCGTTGAGCCGCACTCGCCCCGGTGGGTACGGCCGCGCCTGGCGGCCCGCGAGCACGAGGGGCGCACCGTTGGCAGCCAGCACCGCATCCCCTTCGGCGCTGGCCGTGCGCGGGATGGCGGCGACGAACACCGACTCGCCCGGCGCGCGCTCGGTGGTCTCTGCGGCCAGCCATTCGCCCACGCCCACCAGTCGCGTGCCGGCCGGATGCATCTGCGGCGTGGTGTCGAGCACCCCGCGGGCGAGATCCACCGTGCCCGCGGTGGCATCGAAGGCGAGGATCGCCACGGCTTCGCGGATCGCGTCGCCGGCGTCGACCAGGTAGGCGTAGTCGCCGACCGCCAGGCGCTCGGGCTGGGCCATGGCCGTCACCGGCACGGCCAGCGCATCGGATTCGGTAGACGGCAGCGCCTGGCCGAGCGTGAGCAGGGGAGCGTAGTCCTCCGGGGCCACCGCCTCGAGATCGGCGCTCGCGGGCCCGGTGGCGAGCTGCCAGTTCAACTGCCCCGTGCCGCCCGCACAGGCCAGGGCCCCCACGTAGGTGTCGGTGTCGGTGAGGTAGTCGAGATCGGCCCGACTCAGGCGCCGCGCGAGTTCCCAGTAGGGCACCTCGACCGCCAGCACCAGGGCCGGCGGCAGCGGTTCGAGCGGCGGCTCCTCGAGGCGCGGCGGGGTGGGGACGAGCACGGTCTGGCCCATGCCGAAGACGTCCTCCACGGCCTCAATGCGCCATTCGGTGGCGCCCAGCGTGCCGGTGTCGATGCCGGTCACGCGCACCACCATGCGCTCGATGCCGAGGCGTGGCCAATGCAGCAGGAACACGTCCCCCGGCAGGGGCGGACGCTCCAGGGCGCCGGGGACGATGGTCAGGGTCATGCGCGCCAGGGGCGAGCCGAGTGCGCGCAGGGCGCGCAGCGCCAGCCGCGCGGCCAGCGGCCCGTGGTTCACGCCCGGATAGTCGCGCCGCTGGTTGATGACGCCGCCTTGCAGTTGGATCGCGGCGAGGTTCTCCACCGTGACGGTGGCTTCCTTGCAGGTGGCCCAGTCGGTGTAGACCACGGTGATCTCGTTGGGCAGTTCCCCCCACTGCGCGCGCTCGAAGCGCTCCACGCGCACGATCTCGTCGGGGCCCAGGAGCGGCAGGCCCTCGATCCAGTAATCGTCGCGCAGGAGCTTGAGCTCGAAGCGGCCCCGTTCGGGGTCGAGGTAGAGGATGCCGCCGACGTGGTCGAGCACCTGGGCGATGAAGGCCTCGATCGGNTGCTGGCGCGTCCAGACCAGGTTCAGGCCGAAGCCTTCGNNTTCGAGCGCCCAGGCCGCGTTCCAGAAGCTTGCGCCGAGGGTGGACGGCGGATAGCCCATGCCCCAGTGCGGGTCGGTGAGGCACTGCACCAGGATGTGCGCCGGGTTCATGCCGACGGTGAGAGAGGTGCCGGTGTCGGCATCCCAGGTCCGCACCTCGGCGTTCCAGGGCATCCAGGGTTCGTCGTGCCAGCCCGCCGTGAAGCGCCGCACCCGCACCGCCCAGGGCTTGAGGTAGGGGTTGTTCGCGGCGAACAGGATCTTGCGTGCCACGATCGACAACACCCCGCGAAACGCCGGGATGGCCGCGCCCAGGCGGCTCATCAGGTAGTCGTTGCGGTCTTGCGCGGCACTGCCTGCGAGCACGTCGAGGTCACCCACCACGCCGCCTTCGCGTTCGTCGCCGCCGAAGATCGTGGGCCGATCGATGCGCAGGCGCCCCAGCCCGTGGACGCTCGAGAGCGGCGCGCGGCTCGCATCGCCCCAGGCGGTGCGATCGCCGATCTGGAACTCCTGCACCGCATCCACCGGCCCCTGGCACAGCACCAGGTGCATGCCGATGCGCTAGCGGTAGCCGACGGTCTGCTTCTTGCGGCTGCCGCCCATCAGCGCGGCTCCTCATGACACTGCCGGGCGACCTCGACCACGCGCTGCGCCATCGCATCCCCGGTGGCGAGCAAGCTCGAGGCGGGAAGCCCCCGGGCGAGGAAGGCGCGGAAGTCCAGACCCTGGCGCGCGAACCAGGTGCGCGTGCCGTGCACGCACAGATTTGCTGCGCGCACGTGGGCGATGGTGACGAGGACGTCGGTGCTCATTTCTTGCCGCCCTTCTTCTTGATCGGTTCGGCCTCCAGGTCGCCGTACCACACGACGTTGGCGCCGCGCAGCAGCACTGCGCCGAAGAC